GAAGAAATTAAAAGAGCTTATGAGAGTTTATGGATTGCTTGATTGACTTCATAAGAGAAAGGCCGTGAGGGGTGAAGCGTGGAGAAACTTAGAACGATATTCGGTCTTTTAGATCCTACTTTCATTACACCAGAATTACGCAAGTTTTTATACTATACACCCAGCAAAGTAAGACATAGGGATCATTGCCCAGCATGCGGGCGGAATCTGGTAAACACCTATAAGCACGGCGAAGAATGGCTTTGCAAACAATGCATTGATAGAGAGATAAAGAAAGGTGGGAAGTAAATGGCAACGCATAACATGCCCGACTTGTCAAGGTACACGAAAGACGAATTGATTGAGCTTTGCAAGGCGATTGCTTTTTATGCGTCCCCTTTGAGGGCAGATCAAACCATACGCTATTGCCTTATTGAGATTGACCGCAAGCGCAATCTTAAAAAGATTGATGAAGCGGACAAGCACGCGAAAGCGGCGGATCAGGCGCGCCGGGAATACATAGAGCTTCTAAAACCGTATCAGGGGAAACCCTGGGCGGATATCCCGCTTAATGTGCTTCAAAAAATGAGCAAATGCTTAGAAATCGCCCAGCGGGAAGAAAAGATCTATTTGAAAATGAGCGTGGAGGTTGGATAGATGGCAAAAGAAATCATCCCTCACGAAAGCGCGGAACAACGGGCGCTGTTTGTTTGGGCGAAGATGCAAAGCGGGAAATATCCAGAGCTTGATCTTATGTATCATATCCCGAATGAAGGGAAAAGAAGCCGATATACCGGGCAGCGGATGCGCGCGGAAGGGTTGAAAACGGGCGTGCCTGATATCTGCCTTCCGTGTGCGCGCGGGGCTTATCATGGCCTGTATATTGAGCTTAAACGGCGCAAGGGCGGCAAAGTGAGCGAAAACCAAAGGGGATGGATCAGCGCCTTGAACGAAGCCGGGTATATGGCCGTTGTGTGCTATGGATTCGAGGACGCGGTAAATGCGATTATGAACTATTTGACGTTGAAGGAAGGGGAAAAATAACATGTCTATCTTTGCGGCTTTGGGTTTTATTGCGCTGGGCGCTGCGATATCGGAAATGTATCACTTTAGAATGTGGCAGAAGTATCTTGAAGGGATGCGAAGCGGCGTATCTATGCGGTATTGGAAGATGTTTGCGAAGGAATACGGCAATCCCTCAGTCACGGCAAGCCGTGACAGCTCCCTTTACACAAGGGAGCCTATGGCGGGACGGGGAGAACGGCGGCGGGAGCAAGCCCCCGCCCTACGGAGTAAGCGCTAATTGAGTTTTTTAGGAAGAAGGCGTAAAGATGGCAAAGGTTTGTTATGGTTGCCCGGATCGTTACCCGGCTTGCCAGGATCATTGCCAGAAGCCGGAAGTAGTTAAAGAACGGGAAGACAAGCAAAAGCGATATGCGGCGCGGATGCGGGAACTGGACGCTAACGAATTGATTGTTGACAGGATCCGGCGCGCGCGGAAGAAGTGAAAGAAGGCGATAAAGCAATATGGGAAGCTTATCGGATGCCGTTATGCTTTTGAACGTAAAGGCGGAAGTGGACAGTATGAAGCGGCGGGAAATCGCGCTTCTGTATGCCATGCAGGAGATGGAAAAGGAATGAATCAAGCTGCACAGCGCGCTATATGACGCAAACCGATGCGCGGACTGCATAAGGCTTAACGACTGCAAAAGCAGGAAGGACACGGGAAACACGTATTCTGCAAAGATCAAGACCCCGGAAAGCTTTTGCTCTATGTGGGAATACGGGGGAAGCTATACGCCCGCAAATGAGCTTCTTTTAACGGCAATGGGCAGGCGGGGAGGAAAGGAGAAAGACAGGTAAACGTGAACTATCGCGGCTACACGATACAGAAGGCCGATTATCCCGATAGATACAATCCTTCCCGCGTTGGGTTTGATATATTGCGCGGGGAGGATGTGATTAAAAGAAATGCGGATAAGGTTGATACGGCAAAATGGGCGATTGATAAACTGATAGAGAAAGGAAAGATACCCGATTATGATAATCAAGATCAAAAAGGTTCGGGACGGGGTGCTTCTGCCCGAAAAGATTAGTAAAGGCGATTGGATAGATCTTCGTGCGGCGAAAAGCGTGGTACTAAAGGCCGGGGAATATCAGCTTATCCCCCTGGGCATTGCAATGGAGCTGCCGGAAGGATATGAAGCGATCCTTGCGCCCAGGAGCAGCACTTTTAAGCGTTGCGGGGTTATGCTTGCAAACAGCATAGGCGTTATTGACGAAAGCTATAAAGGCGATAATGACGAATGGCATTTTCCCGCGCTTGCGATTAGGGACACTACGATTATGGTAAATGAACGGATCTGTCAATTCAGGATTATAAAGCATCAGCCGGAAATAGAGTTTGAAGTCGTGGACAGCCTGGGGAACGTTGACCGGGGCGGACTTGGAAGCACGGGGAGGATATGAAGATGAAAGTTGAACTGACCAAATCGCAATGCTACAACATTGCAGAATTTATCGAAACGAATCTTCTTGACACAATCCGAAAAAACGTTGATATTGACAACTTTGGTTATTTAGAAGATTTAATTGATGCTAAAAGAACGCTGGAAAAGGCGGTAAAGGAATATGAAGGGCATTAATTAAGAAAGGACGTGAAGATATGGGGCTAAAGCGGATTGTTAGTACGGATTTCTGGACGGACGGAAAGGTAGATGATTTCACGCCGGAAGACAAGTATTTTATGCTTTACCTTTTAACGAATCCGTGTAGCAGCCTTTTAGGGATTTACGAAATCAGCATTAAACAGGCCGCTTTCCAAATGGGCTATTCCCCGGAAACGGTTGTGGGACTTATTGACCGCTTCCAGAATAAATACGGCGTGATTTTGTATTCAAAAAGGACAAGCGAAATTGCAATAAAAAATTATCTGCGTCATGGGATCGTGAAGGGCGGAAAGCCGATTGCAGATTGTTTGATAAGCGATATCAACAGAGTAAAGGACAAAGAGCTGATAAACGATGTGTTTGAACATGTGATTAATTACAAGGATCTGAACCCAACTGTTTTACGCGTGATATCAAATTACATAAACGGCAATGGACAAGAACAAGATCAAGAACAAGATAATGATAATGGCAATGGACATGGTTATGGTCATGGTCATGGTGTAACGTCCCCCCTTACGGGTAACGTTACGGGGTACGATACGCAAAACAAGAATAAAGGGACGGAAAAGAGATCCGGGAACCCGTTTATGAGCTTTGCGAAAGGAGGGCTATAATTGACACCCGAAGAAACAGCCGGGATATTGAGCATGATAACGGCGGCCTATCCGCATGTATACAAGAATCTTGGGGAGGATGAAGCGAAGGCGGTTATTATGATATGGGCGGTTCAGTTCAAGGACGTGCCCGCCGATATCGTGTTTATGGCAATCAATAAGGCAATCGCCACAAGCAAATACGCGCCTACGATTGCAGAGATCAAGGCGAAGCTTACGGGGCTATATTGGGAAGCTTACGATATAGTAAACAACAAAGAAGCTTTGAAGATCCCCGGAAGCGTGGAGAAATACAAGCGGATTATGGAGGTTTTGCAGGATGTGAAATTCAGAGCGGCAGAGCCTACGATAGATAGTATGATCGGAAGCGCTGAAAGATACCTATTGACTGGGGAGGAATGAGAATAAATGTATTTCGAATTGCGCCCGTGCCCTTTTTGCGGCGGGAAAGCGTCCTTTCGCATTGAACCCTATCATGGTAAGAAGCTTTATACGGCAGAATGCGCTAACGATGATTGCAGTGTTTCCCCTATGGCGTGCGATATGGACGCAAAGAATGTATTGGATGCATGGAATAAAAGGGTTATATCAAATTTTCCTACGTTGTCGGTTGTGATTGAGGAGGAAGAAGAACATGGAAGTGCTTAGACCGTGCCCTTTTTGCGGGGGAGAAGCGGTGCTTGAAAACACATTATCCGCAGCAGCCTACAAAGGTAAATTCTCACAAATATATAGAGTGGGTTGTAAAGCTTGTAAGTTTTATTTAAGGAGAGATAGCGAGTTTTATATAGAAAACGGGGAGGTTGTATTTAACAAAAACGGCTATAAGGACGCTATTAAGGCATGGAATACAAGAAGCTATGATAAATACGATTTGTCTATTGACCAATATGGAGTAAAGTTTAGAAGCGCAATTGTGAAAGAAGGAACAGAAGAACATGGAGAAACTTAAACCTTGCCCGTTTTGCGGGGGAGAAGCGAAATTACAGACTGATATACGTTATCCCCGGCCAAAGTGCGATGCAAAAACAGCTTATGAAGTTGTCTGTCAAACATGGGGCTGCATTATTGGGTTTGTTGATGAACGATATCGTCTATCAAAAGACGAAGCAATAAAAGCCTGGAATACAAGGGCGGGCGAAGAACAATGAAAGAGATATCAGCCCTGTTTGCGTATATCCTTCTTGCCATATCCGCATACGTGGCGGCTGGAATGTCGCAGAAGCGGAATAACCTACTTACTAAAGGGCAAGCATATTTAAACGATTATGTCAAGCAATGGGAAAGTATAGAGCTTACAGCGGCGGATCTTGCGGCGATTGATAAGGATATTACATCCTTTCATATCGGTACAAAGGTAAGAGCGGAAAGCAAACCCCACG